CTCAACGTCAACCTGCACAGCGAGGGCGGCTCCGTGGCCGACGGCCTGGCCATCTACCGCGGCATCCGCGACTTCGCCGGCGAGAAGATCGTGCACGTGACGGCGCGGGCCTGGTCGATCGCCAGCGTGGTCATGCTGGCCGGCGATCGCATCGAGGTGGCGCCCGAGGCCACGGTGGGCATCCACGATCCCATGCTGCTCCCCTTCAAGCCGATGAACGAGCGGGATATGGTCGAGGCCGCAGCGTTCCTCAAGGGCTCGAAAGAGCTGATTCTCAACGTCTACGAGCGACGCACCGGCACCGCGCGGGAGCATCTGTCGGAGCTGATGAGCAAGACCACCTTTTTCCAGGGCGGCGACGAGATCAAAGAGGCCGGGTTCGCCGACGTCGTGAAGAAGGACCTGCCGAAGCTGCGCGTGGCCGCGTGCATCGACCAGCGCTTCGTCGACTGCCTGAAAGTTCCGGAGTCGATCATCCGGCCCAAGCCCGCGCCGCTGGCACCGGAGATCGCGGCCCGGGTACAAAAGCTGGGAATTGGGACGAGCGCCGATGCGAAATAGCCGCCGCCGCACGCACCGCGGCCGGCCGCTGCCAGGCCGTTTGCGAAATCGCATCGAGGCCCTGATCGGCGCCGGCGAGCCGGTGCGCAACGTGGCCAAGGTGCTGCGCGTATCTCCAACGACCGTACAGAAATACAGCCCGTTTGCGGGGGCAAGTTTGTCACAACTTGTTTGCAACGCGGCGGGGTGATTCGCTAGGGTAACTCTCAACGAGAACAACGCTCGCGGTCGTAGGCCTAGTTGGGTGTAAGCGACTGCGGGAACGGTAAGCCACGCTGATTCAGTTACAGCAGGGGCCTATCAGCACGAAATCCGTGCCGATGGGCCCTTTTTTTGTTGGGCTCCGGCGGAACCTGGAGACCCAACCATGGCGACCGCGACGAAAGAGGACCTCAGCAAACTCAAGTCCGAGGACCTCGTCGAAAAACTCAACAGCCTGAAGCCCAAGGTCCAGGAGCTGACGGGGCTCGAAGCCCGCGACCAGATCCAGGACAACGAGCTGATCGACCTGCTCGACGAGTGCGACGAGATTCAGAACGTCATCGAGACCCGCAAGCGCGAGGATCTCGAACGCCGCGTCAAGCGGCTGGCTTCTTTCGACGCCCGGCCGAACGCCCGCAAAACGGGCGGCAACAGCGGCACGCCCGAGGATTTCGATTGCCTGGGCGAGCGGCTGCACGCGGTGGCCCAGTTTCGCCTCACCGGCACCATGGACCCGCGGCTGCGCAACGCCTTGGGCGCCAACGAGAGCACGCCCAGCGAGGGCGGTTTTCTGGTCGGCTCCGACGAGCAGACCGAGCTCAACAGCAAGATGTACGGCGAGGACAGCTGGCTGGGGCTGATTCCCCGCACGCCGATCTCGGCGGCCAGCAACATGCTCAAGCTGCGGCTGCTCAAAGAGACCAGCCGCGCCGATGGCTCGCGCCAAGGCGGCGTGCAGGCCTATTGGGAAGGCGAAGCGCAATCGACCACCGCCACGCGCCCTGAGTTCGAAGACCTCGAGCTCACCCTGAAAAAGCTGATGGCGCTGGGCTACGCCACGAGCGAGCTGCTCGAGGACCACTCGGCGCTCGAGGCCGAAATGACGGCCGGCTACAACGAGGAAATGACCTTCAAGCTGGGCGACTCCGTGGTCAACGGCAACGGCGTCAACAAGCCGGCGGGCATCCTCAACGCCCCGTGCAAGATCACCGTCTCGGCCGAAACCGGCCAGACGACGCTCGATCCGCTCAATTACGAGAACATCGTCAAGATGTGGGCCCGGCTGCATCCGCGCAGCCAGATGAGCGCCGTGTGGTTCGTGGATCAATCACTGATCCCGTATCTGTTCACGATGGGCCTGCAGAACGGCACCGCCGGCACGCCGGTCTACCTGCCGCCCGGCGGGGCCTCGGGCTCGCCGTACGGCACGCTCATGGGCCGGCCGGTGATCCACACCGAGTTCACCCAGGCCGCCAACACCGAGGGCGACATCATCCTCTGGGATCCGACCCAGTATCGCCTGATCGAGAAGGGGGGCATCCGCGGCGCGAGCTCGATGCACGTCGCCTTCACGACCGACGAGTGGGCCTTCCGCTTCACCTACCGGACCAACGGCGCGCCGAAATGGCGGTCGCCGCTGACTCCCAAGAACGGCGGCCCGACGCTGTCCACGATCGTCACGCTGGCCACTCGCACGTAGTTCACCGGGAAACAGCATTTTCGCTCACTGACCGAGCGGCTGACTCGCAGCCGAAATTGCGACAAGGAGATCGACCATGGGCGCTCCGTTCAATTTGCTCCAAAACGCCATGTGGATTTCGGCGGCCGTGCCGAAGGACATCACCGGCGCCGCCTACGCGGGCGACTACGTGAACATGTCGTTGTGCGACGAGCTGTGGATCATGCTGCAGCAAGGCGCCTGGGCGGGCGGCACGCCGGCGTTCACCGTCGGCCAGGGCACGACCGCCGCCGGCGGCTCGACCGCCGCCTTGGGCACGTTCGAAGCCTGGCAAGGCGTCGCGCTCACCGACGACCAGTACGCCGCGGTCACGGTGACCAGCGGCACGTTCAATCTGCCGGCCGTGGCCAACACGGTCACGATCGTGCGCTGCCGAGCGGCGGACATGACCGAGGGCTACAAGTACCTCCGCGGCGAAGTGGCCACCCCGGGCGCGAACGCCGACCTGTTTGCGATGAGCTACGTGCTCGTCGGCTTGAAATACCAGGGCAACGTGCCGCCGTCCGTGATCGCGTAGCCGACCACCCCAACCAAAACTGGTTCGTTCCGGCTAATCCCGGGACGGCTGACAAACCGAACCAGAGGCCCGAGCCATGTCCACCAAAGCCAAATACGCCAACGGGATCCTCACGCACTACGATCCCGCCAAGAAGTATCTGTGGACCAATCGCGAGTCGCGATACAAGTTCCACGAAGACTTCGACCAGCTCACGACCATTCCGGACGATGGCTCGCGCGCCAACGGCTGCCCGTGGGTGCAGGACATCACCGGCGCGGCGCCGCCGACAGTCACCTTGTCGGCGGACCACGCGGGCGGTGCCGCGGTATGTACGCTCACGGTCGACAGCCAGGCCCAGGACGCCACGATCCACTTCGACGACAACCGCCACGTGTCGCTCGATCGCGGGGCCGTGTTCCAGGCGTATCTGCGGTTCACCACGCTGCCGACGCTGTTGGGAATCGGTTCGATCGGCCTGGCCAGTGATCACAACGCCGGCGGCATGGCCGGCACCACGTATTGCGCGGGTTTCCAGGTGTCGGCCAGCGGCGCCGTGGGCCTGCTGGTCGACGACAACGTGTCGCCGATCACGGCCGCGGCCGTGGCCACGCTGACCGTCAACGTCTGGTACGTCTTCCGCATCGAGTCGTTCAGTATCAGCGGGCTGCGGTTCTACATCGACGGCGCCGTGGTGGGCGGTTCCACCGCCTTCAACCTGTCGGCGCTGACCGGCACGGCCAACGCGGTGCTGCAGCCGTTCATCGGCATGTCGAAGGCCAGCGGCGCCGGCCTGGGCGTGATGGCCGTCGACTCGGTCGACGTCTGGCAAGACTAGGAGCGCGCCGCGCTATGAGGATCCGCACGCAGGATGGCAAAGTCGAAGACGTGACGACCGGCGTTGCCCGCCGCTTGATTCAAGCCGGCGAGGCGACCGCGGTCGTTGAGGTGGAGCATGGCGACGATGACAAGCCAAGAATCGGCAAGGGTAGCGCCAAACGGTCTCAAGCGGACCGTGGCGCCGACCATCCAGGCCGTTGATCTGGCCGGTTTCAAGCGCCACCACGGCATCGACATTCCGGATCTCGATCTGACGCTGCTCGAGTACATCGACGCGGCCACCGAGTGGTGCGAACGGTATCAGTGCCGCGCGCTGCGGCAATCGACCTGGGCCGCCGTTTACGACTGCTTCCCGGCCGACGGCGTGTTCTACCTGCCGATGCCGCCTTTGATCGCGGTCAGCTCGATCACCTACCTGGACGCCGCCGGCGTCAGCCAGACGCTTGACGCCGACGTCTACACGGTCGACGCCATCTCGGAGCCCGGACGCGTGGCGCTGGCCTACGGGCAGTCGTGGCCCACGACGCTTGCGCAGATCGCCGCCGTCACGATCACGTACACCGCCGGCTACACCTCGGCCACCCTGATCCCGGCCATGACGCGGCAGGCGATCCGGTTACTGGTTTCGCACTCGTACGAGAACAAAGAGGCCGTGGCGGTCGGCGCGCCCGCAGCGCTAGTGCCGCTGTCGG